TTCCAGTGGGGGCATCCCTCATAGGAATTTTCTTTAATTTTTTCTCCTTTTTTTGGATTTAATTTAATTTTTTCAAAAGAACTTGAGGTAATTTCTCCCTTTTTATTCACCGTTGTATAATACTCAAAGGGTTTCCTAGCTGGGCAAATCCATTTATTCTCCTTGTCGCTTCCGCATAGCCATCTGTTCCGACCATAGACAGCGAAGTTTGCTTCGGCGTCTTTTGTATCGAAAGAGGAAAGGAAGTCAGCGATTCCTGAAAGGTATTGCTCGAAGCCTGTTAGCTCATCTTCTTGAAGTATTGGAGCCTGCTGCTCTGGGCTTCTGGGAAAACGCAAGAAGAGAAAAGAGACCTCTGGAATAACGGAGGTAAGCTTATAACAGGCGAGTGAATACATTAAGACTTGGAGGTTGTTTTCCAGTTCCTCCCTGCCAAATTTTGACTTACTGCTTTTGTAGTCTACAATTTTAGTTTTGGTTTTAAAAGTAGCGGTCTTATCAATGAAGCCATTGATGATAAAGTTTTTACCTTGGATATAAAAATTCTTTTCAGCCTCGAGCTTCTTACTCCCTTTGCAGAGAAAATCAAAGGATAGCCCTGTCGCTACCATCTGGTAAATAAGGGAAAGGTTTTCGTCGTCGTTTACGTTCAACCTCTTTGCATGTTTTTCTATGAGTCTCCTTACTGGCTCACAGGAGGCTACAGCCTCTGCGCCTTCTTGAAGTTTTGTGGAGTACTTCCTGTGCCGTGGCTTAATTAAGACCTCGAATATTAAATGAACAATAGTTCCCCTAGAGGCTCCATCGTTTGAAATATCTGGAACCTTAAGTATGTACTTGGAGTGATATAACCAACTACAATTGTCTAATGTTTTGATTTTACTAGCGCTGAGTTTAATTTTTTTTCCCATAGATAGGTTCTTTCCATTCCTTGATTAGTCTTTCTCTGTCGTTTATAAGCATATCATTAAAGTCTCCTTCGGGTGGGAGTTGGATTTCTATTTGTCTTCTATCGAACCATTTCGATAGTTTCTTCTCTGCCTTCTGGGCCGCTACATTCCCCGCGCTGTTATCTTTCGAGTCATTATTAAAAGATATTAATATTCTATCTGGATCTATCCTTATTAAAAAATTCAAAACAGATAGACTAATATCTAAGCCGAAAGTTACCACGGTTTCCTTGACTCCTATGTCCCAAAGGGAAAGCATATCCCCTATACTTTCTACAAGAATAACTGTTTTACTTTTTATTATATTTTTAAAATTGATTTGAGCTGGGTATCTCCAGTCTTGTTTGTTGCCTAGGTGTTTCCATTTTATTTTACTTTTGCCGGAAATATCTCGACCGCTGAAACCTACTATTTGTTTCTTAGCGTTTTGTACTGGGAAGACATATCTGTTGGACATCTTGCCGGTAGAGCGAACAACTCCGCTTCCTAGGTCACGTAAAACAGTAGTAGAAGTTATTCCCCTGTTCCTCCAGTAAGAGTAGTCAGGGTCGATTTTAGATAGCTCGTTTAAGGAAAATGTTTTAGGGCCTTTTGACACGGGTTTAGTTCTTGTTCTTTGTATTTTGTTAAAGCCTTTTTCCTTTAGCCATTTTGATCCTTCTTCATCTGAGCCTAGTCCTAACGTCAGTTTAACAAGGCTTCTCAGCGGCCCTCCCTTCCCTTCCTTGAAGTCTACCCAGTAGCCAGAGTCTTTGCGTATTCTTAATACCGTTTCGTTATTGGAGCTCCTGTACACTGGTCTAGCCCTGTACTCTTGGCCGTAATCTTTTAAATTATAGCCCAGCTGGGTAAGTATTTCGGCTATGTTATCCATATCAACCTAGGAGCTCCTCATCTACTATCGCTCTCTCTTCTTCGACGGGTCTATCGAAATTTACATTCAGATTCCTCGCTTCTTGCACGTCAGCTAGGGTTCCTCGTTCTGTTACGTTAAAGTTACTAACGTCATAATTTATGAAGTTAGTCTCATATCTATAGGGACGGTTTGGGTTCCCGGTCGGTATTCTTACTAAGTCTTGGTGCCCTGCCGCATCTCTGCCTTGAAGTCTTGATGCAACGGGAATGAGTTTATGTGTTCCAAACTGCTCCCCTTCAGCTTCTATCTCTTCAGTTCTCTTTCTTCTAAAGATTCCAACAAAACTAACTAGCCAAGTAAGTCTATCTGATTGCGCTATTGCGCTTCCGTCATCCGTCCCGCTCTCTGCTTGTCTGTTTAACTGGCAGGAGGTCAGTATCGGTATGTTTAATTCAGTGCTGAGCTGCTTCAGCGCGTCTACTTTTTCCCCTATGAGTTGATACTCCTGCTTATTCCAACCTGATTCCCCTGTGAGTTTTATGTAATCATAAACAACAATGCACTTATTTCCCCTGCCAACCTCTGATAAGTACCATCTCCTTACGATCGAACAGATTTGCTCAATTGGTTTACCGGGAACCTCTAAGTGGGAAACTAGATCTTTAGCTTCGTTTAGCAGTCCTTTTTTTTGTTCGTAAAGGTCAAAATATTCTTTGTTATGCTTCCAGTTTCCGGTAATTAGATGCCATAAAGGTATTCCTGTTATTGCTGCTGCCATTTTATAGCGAAGATCTTCTATTGCCATTTCTGTGTCTAGTATAAGGGCTGGGCATTTATGAATTGCGCTCATCTTTCTAGCAAGATCAGCAAGGATAGTAGACTTTCCGTGTTTGGGCCTACTCACCCATGCGTAGAGATGTCCCGGTAAAACTCCACCAAACAAACGGTTAAAGTCTGGGTGAGGTGTTGCCATCCCCATTTCTTTTAGGGGGTTTTCTGCTCTTTCCTCTATTTTTTCAGCTATTTTTTCAAAAACTTTTTCCGGCCTTTTAAACTCTCCGCCTATGGAAATCTTTTCATTAAAGATTTTATCAACGGTAGTGATAATCTTTTCTTTGTTATCATTGCCGGGGTTTTTGACATAGGTTTTAATTTCTTCAGCCTTCTCGTCTACTTCCCTCCTCACTCTGTATGTAGTGAGTTCGTCTGCGGCTTCAACAACTCCTTTTTTGTTGATTGGTATTAGCTTAAGGGAGTGCAGTCGGTTGTAAATATCTTCTTCCCCTCCCCCGGAGGACGCTATGTTTAGGTTCCTTATCCTGTTTGCTAGGACGCCTATGTCTAGGTTCTCGCCTTTGTTAAGAATTTCCTTAAGACAAAAGAAAATAGTATGATTTGGTTGCCCAAAGAAATCTCTCTCTCCAATTTTATCTTGAATCTCATAGAATATTTCTGGATATTTTATAAGACCCCCTAGAACATGCTTCTCTAGGCGAAGGGAATAAATATCATTGTCACTCATCAGTGTGCATACTAACACACCTTAGAAAATAAGTCAAGGATTTTTTCTACCCCTCTTCTTTTGGGGAGCGGAAAGGATGTCGAGGTAATGGTCTGTTTGAAGGTCTGCTATTGCCTGAGACCATCCATGAATGTGGGAATGAAGGGCTAAGAAATGAGCTTCATCATCGAATGAAGCGTGTATTTGGGACTCACCGTCTTCATCAAAGTTAAATAAAACAAATCCTCCCGTTGAGCATTCGTTTATTTGCCCCAAGATAGAACTGGGCATTGTAAATTTTTGCTTCTTTTTCTTCCTCGGCATGCATATAATATTACACTAAATAATAATATTAAATTTTTTTTCAATAAACTTTTTGGTTAATCCCTCTACCTCGTCCGCTTCTATTTCAATTAATTTGAATTTATTTAGCTCAAGCCACTCTTGTTTTTTAAAGTCTCTTTTAATTGAACGAAGGTAATTAGCGCGGCTCCCGTGAAAGAACTCACTGTATTGGGAGTGTTGTGGGCCGTTGACCTCTACTGCAATCCTCTTGGTTGCGTTAAGGATATCTACCCTCATCCTTGTTTGGTACACCGGAAACTCCTCATAAACTATGTGGTGTTTCCAATAGGGGCAAAGAAATTGTTTTACTTGATACTGAAGATTGGAGGCAGACGGTTCGTGCCAATTAATTTTATACTTACTAACCTTCTTGTTAATTAGTTTGCCATATATACCTATGAGGCGCATTGTTCTCTTATTAGATCTGGTATATTTGCGTTTCTTTCTGGGTGCCAATCGGCGCAAAACCTGTGGATGTTTATGTTATTATCTTTAATAAGTTTCCAGTATTCGTCGGAATCTAGTTCAGAAACTTTATCCACGTCGTGCCCTGCTCCGCAAATAATTGGAAAATATTGTAATAAATCATTATCAACCATGTCGTTAAACAGGTGCCACTCTGCGCCTTCTATGTTTACTTTCATGATATTAAGATCTTCCTTGTAGCTTGGTACGTTCTCCTTCAGCCATTTGGAAAATATTATCGAATCTATCTCCTCATACTCGTCTGTTACGTTGTTTTTGGTTCTAAAAATAGAATGTCCGACTTCGCCGGGCTGTTTTTCTTTGTCTACATGATAAAGTTTAATCCTCTCTTCAGTGTTTGAGATGGCTTTGTGGATTATTTCTACGTTAAAGTTTTGGTGGTAGTTGTACCTGTCTACATTTATGTCAATAAACTTTTGGCACGCTTCAAACCCGTAAGCTTTATAGTTAGTAATATTGCAGGACGGGAACGCTTCCGAGAGTATAACCCAAAGTTCCAAGCCAGTATGTAATCCTAGATCAAAATAGTTGACTCTCTTCATACGTCGCTAAGCACGTTTTTAAACTTATTAAAAAAGAAATTAACAATGTCAGGGTTAGTCTCAAGGAATTCGAAAAGCTTACCTCGCCCTTGTATTTTTTCAGGCATTTCAAGGCCAACTTCTTTTAGCTCCTCCATAACATCTGGATCTGTTGACAGCCAAGGGCCAGATTTTTTTGTATAGTCCCATTCAATAAGAAGATCCGCTATCTCCTTCTCGATCCAAATACTTTTCCCACCCGTTCTTCCATACCTTACTGGATATTCGATAAGGTAGTTGGACTTTTCGTTGGGAGATTTTTTTATCATGATCTTAACTTTGTGGCCAAGGATTTTATTTGTTTTTCTATCTGGCTGCTCCTTATCCTTCTGAAGAATGAGGTCCTTGTTAAACCTTGGTTGAAAATCAAATATCCAATTTGCAAAATGCAGCAAGGCGTTACCTCCCGTGGCTGTAGTTTGCCTAACTGGCGCTGAGGTATAGAGAATTCGTATGTCTGCCCTAACCTGACTGACAAAGATAGCCATGTGTCCGCGCTTTGTCATTTGGTTGGCTACCTTTTTCATTATTGTTGATGCTATAACAGCTCCACCGGCAACCATCGAGGACTTTTCAGTTGGTTTGTCTATATCATCTCTTGGTATCAGCCCGTCAAGTGAATCAATTATAAATAAATATTTCTTATCGACATCGTTGTTAAGGATAAGAAGCTTCATTAAATCAAAAACAGATTCATATATGTTTGATTCATACATGAAAAACTTTGTTTCGTCTGTGTCGATACCGCAGCGAGCTCTCATTTCCGGGGAGAATCTACCTTCGGTTTTAAAATAGATAACTTTCCCGTTGGAAAATTGTTTTTGAAAATTCTTTGCTACCTCAAGAGCCTCCGAAGTTTTACCCCCCTCATTAACGCCGCAAAATCTATGAAGCCCGGGGCCAAGCCCTCCTCCTGTTTCGATGTCTAGAAGAAGGCTTCCTGTCGAGACTTTATAAAACTCTTCTTCTTCAAAGTTAAAATGATCCCCGCTTCTGTCTGATAGATACTGGGTAATCAGTTCTTCAGAGGAAAGGCCCTTCTTTGTTTGCTTCTTTTTCGCTGCCATTACTTGTTCAGTAAGTCGAGGTCGTGGTGTACCATTCTCTGAACTAGTTTGTCAAATGAAATCTCAGGTTTCCAGCCAAGCTCTTCACGGGCAGGGGTAGAGTCTCCGTAGAGAAGATTAACTTCTGCTGGTCGGAAGAAGTCTTTATTTACTTCAGCTAAAACGGTATCAAGAAACTTAAATTTCTCATCCATTCCTTCCCCTGACCAAGAGCCGTTTACGCCTGCATATTTAAACGCTAGTGAAACAAACTCCTTAACAGAGTGAGTTTCATTGCTTGAAAGGATATACTCTTTTGGCTCTTCTTGGTTAAGCATTAGCCATACGGCTCTTACAAAGTCTTGAGAGTCAGACCAATCTCTTTTAGCGTTTACGTTGCCGAGTTGAAGTGGTTTAAACTTTTGCGCTTTTTCGATGGAGAGTTTAATTCTAGCAACGGCTTTGCTGATTTTTCGGGTTACAAACTCTTCCCCTCGTCGAACACCTTCGTGGTTAAAGAGGATGCTGTGAATAGCAAACATATCATAAGATTCTCTGTAAACCTTTACAAGGTGCCTAGAGGCCGCTTTAGAGGCTCCGTACGGGCTTCTGGCTCTAATGGGGTGGTTTATATCCTGAGGGCTATACTGAACGTCCCCAAGCTCTTCGGAGGATCCAGCACTATAAAA